TCGCGTTTCCATCTATGCCGATTGATGGCGAAGAAGCTGACGCCCAAAAACTGGAACCGCATCACGGCAGCGATCGACAAGGCGAAAGGAATGAAATCATGAAACAGACGAGTGGAACAATGGGGGCGAAAATAATGTGCATTCAACGTAGGAAGATGAAAGAAACCATGCGCCCGCGTCCTGACAAAAAGCGGAGGAAGACGGGATGACATACGAAGAGATTCTGTCCCGTTTTCAAGTCAAAAGACGATCCAGGGATAAGGCTCAATGTATCTGTCCGAGTCACATCGACAAAGAACCGTCCCTTTCGATCTCCAGGGGTGAGAAGGGGACAGTTGTTCATTGTTTCGGAGGGTGTGATACAGATAAGGTTTTGTCAGCTGTTGGTCTGTTAAAGAAAGACCTTTTCGATGATGATCCAATCCAGACCGGGGAACGGTGGAGAGCTTACGTCGAAGGACGGGAGAAACGGAAGATCGAAGACGTTTACAGATATTTCGATCTTAACGGGAATTATGCTTTCACACGGATCAGGCTCTCCGGGAAAAAATTCATTTACGGGATCATGGACGGAGACCGTTTCAATTACGGCCTGAACGGAAAGAGTAGAAAGACAATCCCGGCTGTCTTCTGTGACAGTCTCAAAGGGCTTCAGAAGGCGATTGAGGACGGGCAAAGAGTTTACTACTGCGAGGGTGAAAAGGACGTGAAAACGCTCAAATCTCACGGCCTGATGGCTATCACTTGCGGAGCTTCCGGGGATTGGATCTCAGAGGTTTCAACGCTGTTCAAGGGTGCGGACGTGGTGATCCTCCAGGATAACGACAAGCCCGGAGAGAAGTCATCGATGGCGATCGAGAAGGATCTGCGGAGCGTTGCAAAGTCAGTCCGGATCATCGTCCCGACTCCGGATCTCGAACATGGGGACGTTTCCGATTTCTTCAAAGATCACACCGTCGAGGATTTGGAAGCGTTACTGAAGGAGGAGCCTTCCAAGGAAGATCTGGATCTCGATCAGTTTCATCTTTGGAAGGATGGAACAATCAAAGGTGTCTACGATTATAGGATATTTGAGCATTTGAAAGCATCAGAGGATCTATTTGTCCTGGGCGGGACACCTTATATATACCGGGACGGAGCTTTTCGCCCGGATCAGTCCGGTGCGATCCTGAAGACAATGATCCGAGAGCTGATCTATCCCAAATTCGTGAAGAGTCCTACGATCAAACGGATATATGATCTTTTCATTTCGGATGCTGCGCTTCAGGTTACGACGGAAGATCTGAATCAATATCCGGTCGAGTGGATCAATTTCCGCAACGGATTTTATGATCCGAGGACGAAGAGGATGATCCCTCACGATCCAAAGTACAAAGCGACGAATCAGATCCCACATTCTTACGATCCAGAAGGCCAGCTGAAGGGGACAGCGATACAAGAATGGCTGACGTTCATCTGTGACGCTCCGGAGGACATAGAAATGTTATGTCAGTTCTCCGGATTGTGCCTGACACGGGACACGCGACAGCAAAAATTCTTAATCCTTAACGGTGAAGGTGGAACAGGAAAATCCACGGTGATCCGCATGATAGAAACAATGGTGGGGGCTGAGAACACATCAAACATATCCCTGAGTCAGCTGACACAACGTTTTCAGGCTTTCGGGCTTATGGGAAAACTGTTAAACAGCTGCGCGGATTTGGAGATCGATGCCCTGACTGACACATCTATTTTGAAAAAGGCACTCGGAGAAGACACGTTTTCTGCAGAAGCAAAGGGGAAGGATCAGATCAGCGTCAGGAATTATGCGAAGCTGCTGTTTTCCACGAATCAGCTCCCGATTGTGAAGGCTGAACAGACAAACGGCTTCTATCGAAGGCTGCTGATATTGACGATGGATAGAGTCCCGGAGAAGAGAGATCCGGAGTTCATCGAACGTCTTGATATCGATGACTTTATCCGGATCAGCGTGACGGCCCTCGAAAGACTGTACCGAAACGGACGGATCACGGAGTCCCCTGGATCGATCGAAGCGGTGAAGCGTCTACGGTGCGACTCGGACACGGTGGAAGCATTCCTGAATGCGAAGACAATCAAGACACCAGAGGGACGGATCAAGAAGCTTGATCTGTACCGAAACTATGAAGCGTACTGTCAGGACATGGAACGTCAGAGCCTCACGAAACAAAATTTCTATCGGTCGATGAAGGCGAAGGGCTTCGGAGAGGTCAAGACAGCCGGGACGGAGTGTTTCAAGGGGATCGACTACCTCGAAAATCTCCCCAAACCCTCCCCGCAAATCTCCCTAAATGAGTGGGCGAACCTTCCGGAAGGTTTGAGTCCATTCGATTCAGGGAGAAACTAGGGAGGAAAAAGGGAGATACGTAACACGAAAAAAGCCTTTATTTATAAGGCAAAGGGACTTTAGGGAGATTAGGGAACTATCTTTAGATGAAAAATAAAAACGGGTGAAAATAGGGGTTTTATTAAAAAAAAAGAACGACTCGGAAAAATCCTCCCTTTTCTCCCTAAACCAGAAAGAAGGTGAAAACATGGGGCAAAATCACAGCGGAAAGGCAGATCCGGAGAGCTTGAGCTTGTGAGAATTTTGAATGATAACGGTATTCCCGCTGCACCAGGCCAAGCGGTCAGCTATGGGGCTACGCCAGACATAGTGTGCGTTGACGGGGTTCACGTAGAAGTGAAGCGGGTCGAACGGCTGAACGTACTTGAAGCAATGAACCAGGCGGTCAGGGACTCGAAGAAATTCAAGGACGGTCTTCCGACATTGTTTCACCGACGGAACAGATCTCCGTGGTTGGTGACGATGACTCTTGAAGACTGGCTGAAGCTCTATCGGGGGTGGCGATCGTGAGAAATACTTATTTTGTAACGTGTCCCTATTGCGGAAGTCATAACGATCCGGGGGAACGCTGCAGCTGCAGAGAAAGGGTAAGCATGGCAAAAGCAAAGAATTATATGGAAGACGAACGAGTGATCGGTGCCTTCTTGAACAATTTCAGGATGGTCGACGTTATGAAGGCAACCGGACTCAGCAAAAACACGGTTTACAGGATCAGGAACGATCCGGAATTTCAGAAGGTGATCCGGGAGCGGAAGGAAGCGATCCTGAAGACAGCGGTCAATAAAATGCAAAGTTATCTGACGAAGGACGTTGAGATCCTGCAGGAGATCATTGAGAATCCGAAAACATCCCCACAGGTGAAGATCAACGCTATCACCACGCTCATGACTCAGCTGAGAGACTGGACAACAACAACGGACATTCTGAAGAAGCTGGAAAGCCTGCAGAAGGCGTCCGGGGACGTTTTTGAGACAGCGTAGGGGGTGACGCTGTGAGAATATCAGACAGAGAGCTATTGCGCCAAATAACGGCTCTGGAAGCGTCTCACGGGGCATCTGTGAAGCTCCGAGAAGAGGTCGAACGGCTGGACATAACAGATCATATCGCTGATTGTTATCTTCCGGTTCATGAAGACGTGGTGCGTGGGGATCATACGTTTTTCAACCTTCCAGGCGGTCGAGGATCAGGCAAGTCAAGTTATGTCTCACTGGAAATCGTCAATCAGATCATGAAGGATCGGAGCGGTAACGCGAACGCGATCGTGATAAGGAAGTATGCGAACACCCTCCGGGGATCGGTCTTTAACCAGATACAATGGGCGATCGACACACTCGGAGTCTCGGAGCATTGGCGATCCACCGTTGTCCCCCTACAATTCATTTACGAGACTGGACAGGTGATCCGGTTTTCCGGACTGGACGATCCTACAAAGCTGAAGAGCCTGAGACCGACGAAGGGATACTTCAAAATACTGTGGATCGAAGAGTTTTCAGAAATCTGTGGAGAAGTGGAGCTGCGGAACCTTCAGCAAAGCGTGCTGCGAGGAGGGAACCGTTTCACGATCTTCCGGAGCTTCAATCCTCCAATCAGTTCTGCAAACTGGGCGAATCAGTTCATACAGAAGCCAGATGATCGATCTCTGACAATACAGACGGATTACAGAATGATCCCGCCTGAATGGCTCGGAGAACTTTTCCTTGATGAAGCTGAACGGCTGAAAGAGATCAATCCGAGGGCATATCAGCATGAATTTTTAGGGATACCAACGGGTAACGGAAGCGAGGTCTTTCCTAACCTGGAGATCCGGAGGATCACCGACGAAGAGATCCGGAAACAAGAGTATTTCTATAACGGGTTAGATTTTGGTTTTGCATCCGATCCGACGGCTTTTTTACGGGTTGCATATCAGCACCGGACAGATCAGATCATGATCGTCGAAGAGCTTTACAAAAGGCACTGCAGTAACCAGGAATTTGCCAGGCTTTTCAAAGAGCTTCCGCTGTCAGGCCAGAAACGAATAAAAATCAGTCCCGTCTTTCAGGATGTATCCGTGGAATATGACACGATAACGGCAGATTCTGCAGATCCTCGGTCTATCGCGGATCTCCGAAGCCTGGGGCTGAAAGTAAGGCCCTGTCATAAGGAACCAGGATGTGTGAGTTACCGCATCCGATGGCTGCAGCATCGAAAAATTGTGATCGATCCGGAACGGACTCCGGAGACTGCAAGGGAATTTCAGCGTTACTGTTACGTAGTCGATCGGAAGACGGGCGAGATCACGTCGGAGCTTCCTGATCGAGACAATCACACGATTGACAGTTGCGCTTACGCGCTTAACGATCTGATTTACAAAAAACGCTATACCGCGTGAGGAGGTGTGAAAAATGAACGAGGAAAGAAAGGAACGTATAAAAGCCTTCAAGGAACGAATGTCTTCATCCGATGGGTGGGAGTTCGATCCGGTTACGGGACGATATTTCCGGAATCTGGGTAATGGCTGCATCGAGTACAAAACGGACATGATATTCAAAGGAAGCCCTGAAGTCAAGAAACCGACAGAGAAACGTCCGCGTAAACTATGCCCTATGACTTTCAAGGAATTATGCCACTGCAAAGATAACTGTGTGTGCTTTACGTCTGACGGATGCGGAATTGTAACCAGAAAATACAATGTTCAACGCGGTCGATGGTGTCCGTATCTTTCCGTAGCCTGTGTGGGTGAATTGTGCAGCTGGTGGGGATCGTATGGCTCTTGTATCATGTTTAAGGAGGACGAAAATGGGGAAATATAACGAATATGGTCGCAGAGTGGAAAAAATCATAAAAGAAGCATTTGCCGATCTGCAGAAAGCAACGGACGCTTATGAAAAAGCCAGGGAAGACCGTGGAAGAAACCCGAAAAAAACTGGATGGGGTGTTACACTGGAACAGCAGATTAAAGCACAACAGGCAGAGCTTGCCTATCGTCAGGCAGAAGAAAACCTGCGAAAGGCAAAGAGGGTATATCATGATAAGCTTGCCAAAATCCAGGAGATCCGGGAAGAGCTGAAAACGGCTGTCGCGGAGGATCTTCTTATCGATCCCAAAGCCCTGGACAGAAACACGGTCGATATTCTTGCATCCGGACTTTGTTCACCGCGGGAAGTTGTCCGTCTTTACGAGAAAGCAGAAAGCCCGACGATGAAACGATATATCGCGAATTTTGCCAAAAACGAAGCACAACGAATCGACAAGGATAAATTGATGGACCCGGTGAAAAAAGCTGAAGGAAGATCAATGCTGTACAAGATATCCAGTGATACGCGGGAGCTTACGGATGCAGAGGACACCGACGCGCTGAGATCCTTTGACGTTCTTTCGTTTGTGGCAGAGCGAGCAATTAACAATCCGACTATGATTGAAAAATGGGACGAACTTACAGAAAACGCGCTGGAAAACCTTTGATGTTCAAATCTGAGGTCTGTTGAAATAGTATTAAAAGTTGTTGACTTTGGTGATTCTTCCTGTTATATTTGAAGTAGCAAATCTATGTAAACTCAGAATTGAACGGACGGAGGAAGAAGTCATGAAACAATATGGATATGTACGAATCTCAACAGCACAGCAGATCATTGAAAGACAGGTCAAAAACATCAAAGCACAATATCCGGATGCTATTATCGTCAAGGATGAGTTCACCGGGACACGAATGGACAGGCCGTCATGGAGCAAACTTTATCCGAAGCTGAAGAAGGGCGATCAGGTGATCTTTGACAGCGTGTCCAGAATGTCCAGGGATGCTGAGACCGGGTTTCAGGTGTACCAGGAGCTTTATAATCGGGGCGTGGAGCTGATTTTCTTAAAGGAGCCACACATCAACACTGCAGCCTATCAGGAAGCCCTTAACGGGTCGATTAACGTTGATGTGAGATCCGGAGACCAGGACACGGACGATCTGATCAATAGCATCATGCAAGCCGTCAACCGCTTTATGATGGCGAAAGTGAAGTCTGATATCCGGAAGGCTTTTGACATGTCTGAAAAGGAAGTCACGGATCTGAGACAGCGTGTCAGAGAGGGCATGGCTGTTGCAAAGCTGAACGGGAAACAGATTGGACGCTCCGAGGGTGACAAGCTCACCGTGAAGAAGGCCGAGCCGATCAAGGAGCTGATCCGGGAATATTCACGGGATTTCAACGGTCACAACTCTGATCAGGAAGTCCTCGCGATCCTGGAGACGAAAACCATAAAGATCCCGGTGAAGAAACGTAACGGAGAAATTGAAGAAAAGGAGATCCCGGCAAAGCTGTCCAGGAACACCCTTTACAAGTACAAGAGGGAGCTGAAAGGAGAAGAATGAAACATATTTCGTATTTTGAACATGAACAGGAAACGTCACGCATGGAACGTCGGGAACGTCGGGTTTGGATCGTGTGCCTTGTAACGCTGATTACGTTTCTGGTCACGAATGCTGCCCACGTTATACTGTACCTGAGATAAACGAAAAGCCCCCGCTGAGTGGATAAGGTTCAGCGAGGGCTTTTCTTGGGCATAGTACCTTCACGCTTATTATACCATAGTCCGTCATGTTCAGCAATGCTGTAAAAGATAATGCCCGGATACGGGCATATTTGACGCCAAAACCGCGTACTCAATATGAGTTTTGACACTGACGCGTCAAAACTCATTCGACAGCCACCACGTTCCCGGACGGTTTACACGTTTATAGAATGGACGGGTAAACCGTCAACGGGGCCTGTAAACGGCTTTAGCGGTTATCCTATAGCATTTAGAGGATAACCAGTTAAAGTGGCATATACGGAGTCCTGACGGCCTTATAATGGTTATACGGAGAAGGCTTTATTTAGAAAATAACGTGGAAGATCAATGGCCTCGGTATAAAGGGTACTTTTGGTACGTAGAATCAAATAGAACGGGATGGGCTCTTATATAGATAGATATTATAGGATATTTACATATTTAGTTATTTGCGAAGCCGAAAACCCTTGAAAGCAGGGGCTTTTTTCGTTTTCAGGGGGACTTTTCTGACGTTTCAGGGGGACTTTTCTGACGTTTCAGGGGGACTTTTCTGACGTGAGTATGTTTTTACTTTTTTTCTGAAAAACTTCAGGGGTACTTTTAGTACGGTTCAGGGGGACTTTTTTGACGTATTAAAGAGGACTATTTACAATGTCGAGTCCCCTTGTTATAATGGGATATGAAAGGGGGATTGCTATGATTTGGGATGAAGAAAGACAGATCGAACAGGCAAGGGAACAGTTAGTCGTTAAGGATAATAAGCTACTGCAGACCGTCACGCGTAGAAAGTATGAACTGAAAGCACAAGAGCAAAAGATCATAGGTTATTTGATATCCATGATAAAGCCAGAGGACGAAAAAAAGGCAGCCCCTTATATTTACACGTTTGATATCAATACATTCTGTGACATCTGCGGAATAGATAAAACGAGTGGGGGAAACCTTCAGGCTGTCAAGAGTGCCATCAACGAGCTGTCAGATCGGAGCTTTTGGTTAAACTATGGTGAGGGTGAGTTGCTTTTCAGATGGATAAGCACAGCTGATATAAAAAAAGGGGAATCCACTGTTGACGTTGAAATATCCTCGAAAGTGTTTCCGTATCTGGTCGGACTGAAAGAGAAGTTTCTGCAGTATGAGTTGTGGCAGATTTTACCGCTCAAAAGTACATACAGTATAGCCTTGTATGAGTTCCTGAAATCATGGGCCTATAAAAAATATGTCGTTGTAACCTTGGAGCAGCTCCGGGCCTATTTTGGAATTGAAGAGGGAAAGTATAAAGATTTCAAGGACTTTAAAAAGAAGATCCTAAACGTCGCAAAGAAGGAAATCAACGAGCTGACGGATCTTGAAATAGAATGGCACGGCATCAGACACGGGAGATTCTACACGCATATAGCCTTCGATATCAAGACGAAAGACCGTTTTGAAGCGTTAGAAGCGTACAGACGGAGTACAGCCATACTGAATGGAATAAAGCACGAGCAAGGGCAAATAAATATGTTTGAGTGAGGAAGAGGTGCTGCAGAATGAAAAATAAATACCACTATTCCCCGCCAGAATTTGCCAGGCTTGCGGGGGTCAGCCGGCAAAGCGTTTACAAGCAAATGATGGGCGGTCTGTCAGAATATGTCATAGAAGTCGGAGGGAAGAAGAGGATCAAGGCCGAAGCCCTGGACGAATATTTCCCGAAAAGAGTTGACAAACAACAAACGTCACACAGTGTAAATGAAACAGCACCAAACGACAATGAAAAGACAGATACAGTAAACGAAACAGTCAACCAAAGTCAACCGGAGACAGGCAAAAGCACCGAAGGTAAGGAAGCGTCAACCGCTGAACAGTTTGAGATTTTCAACAAAACCATTTCAATCCTGACTGATCAGATCGCTATCAAGGATCAGCAGATCAAGGATCTTTCAGCACGCCTTCAAGAAGCGATGATGCTGATGGGAAGGCAGCAAGCTATATCGATGAAAACGGTGGAAGAACAACCAACCATAGTGAAGGAACCCGTTGAGCCTGAAATACATAAAGAAGAAAAGCCACCTCAGAAGCGATCAATCTGGGACTTTTTACGGAGGTAATAGAGCATGAAAATTATAATAAGGGACGTATGGCTTCCGGAACGAATCCTCGGATTTACATCAAAACGATCTGATGATCTGTATTGGGTTTTTCTCAATGAGAACCTGGAACCAGGACAACGCGCCCACACCCTCGCGCATGAGTTGGGGCACATCAGGTATAGGGATTTCGACAGGAATTTACCGCTCGATACATTGGAAAAAATAGCACACGAAAGAGCAGGCTGAAAACGGCCTGCTCTTTTTTTTGGATCTTCTTATTCATTTCTGACTAGACTCAAAAATGCTACGAGAAGGAAATGCTTCATCACCGTCTTGTAGTATCACTTTTGGTATTTATAAAGCATACCTCAGAATCAAGACTACAGATCCGTATCCGTAACATCACAGACGATCTGGGTAAAAAGATTGGAGATAGAAAACAGCATGGCCTTTTCTATCATATCTGCGTGGACTGCAACAGACGATTGATCGTTGAGCCTATCCGATATACTGGAAACGATCATGGAAGCCGTGCATCTGCTGATAGCTGCCTTGTCGGATATGTCCTGCATCTGTTTGATCACCTTCAGGAAGTCCGGATGCTCAATGATACGAGACACAAGGGCTGTCTGATCCGGATTGAGTCCTTCCAGCTGCGTGATTGCTTCCTCGGAAAGACCAGTCTGATCATGGATAAATTGAACGTCGTGAGTCTTCTGATCCAGTCGACCAATCAAAAAATCAATATCGCAGTCCAGGAGCTGACAGATGATGAAAAGATGGTGTGGCGTCGGGATTTGCCTTCCCTGTTCCCAGTTACGGACGCTTTCGATGCTTACATCCAACGCGTCAGCAAAAGATGCTTGTGTTTTGAACTTCTTCCTTCTCAGAGCCTTCAGCTGAGAACCAAAATAGCTAGGATTATTATGTAATTTTGATACCACTTTTTTACCTCCAATCTTAAAAAGTCGTAGTCTTGTGGTACTGGTATTATACAGCAACTGTTGATATACTGCAAGACATAGATCAACCGGGGAGGTGAAGGACATGGAAAATCTGGAAATACGGCTTCTTGTTGAGGAATCAGGACTCACCTATAAAGAAATAGCAGCGGTCATTGGGATTTCGCGTTTCCATCTATGCCGATTGATGGCGAAGAAGCTGACGCCCAAAAACTGGAACCGCATCACGGCAGCGATCGACAAGGCGAAAGGAATGAAATCATGAAACAGACGAGTGGAACAATGGGGGC